CTCTCGATCTGATGCGCAACGCTCTGTCAAACAGTTGGTGGGTTGCCAACACGGTTGGGCGTGTTGGTGTACCGCCAGACCAAACAGGGGAGGAGACTCAAGACGAGTCGGAGCCACCCGATGAGGGGCAGTCCGAAACAACTCAGCCCGACTGGGGTTGAAAAAAAAGGCGGGTCCAAGACCCGCCTTTTTCATTTTTTATCCGCCTCTAGCAATTTAACCCTGACCTGCAAGTCGTGGATTATGTGCATGAAATCCTCACGCATTTTCTGCCGCTCGATACTGTTGGCGGGAGATGCGACGATCTCACCCTGCGGCGTGACCAGCAGCATAAGATAGCCTTCTGTTTTCTGGATGCGGCTCTCTAGCTCGTTAAGGCTGGTGATGAGGTATCCTACGGCTGCGAACAGGATTGGAGCCAGCGCGGTCAGCACCGACTGTATGTTTAAGTTCATGTCGCTTTCCTCTCACTAGCGACAGGCGGATGCACGCCATTATGAATCTTGTGCATCCGATCCGCTTCAGACTTTAGATACGCGACGTCGGCCAGAATATTGGCTATCTGCATGTGATCCCGGCGTAGGTTTTCGGGCGAGTTCATCTTGGCCAAGATGTCCAGACGCTGTTTGACGACCGCCTCTCCGTTTTCGAGGTGGTCGATACGCTGGTCGATCCTGCGGAGCCGCGACTCGATGTCGGCCAGCGTGTCTTGGATGACCTTGATCTGCATCTTGCCGACAGCCGCAGCGCCAGCCACGCTGAACAAGATGCCGCCCAGCGTGACGATCAGCCTGATGTCAATCGCGCCGTCCATTTGAGTTTAGAAAGGTGTTTTAAACCGCAGCATCACACCGGGCGACATGCCCGGCTTGCGCGGCGTGTATTCCATACCGAAACGCTGCCCACCTGGCGTCTGGTAGAACGCATCCAGTTGGTCTAGCTGGACACCACGAGAGTTCCACGTCTCTTTGTCTGGAAGGCCGAGCGCCCTAAGAGCGTCTGGAAAATCCATGCCGCCAGAGTAGTAGTTGCCTCGTGCGCCGAGACCAAGGGTGGCATCGTTGGGGAGGCCGAGGTCGACGCCAAGACGACCGCTGGCGCTGAAGTTACGCATGTCTCCGTAAACCGGCCCGCCGAGGGAGTCTGGAAGGTTGAAGTACGGCCTCTGTGAGGTCATGCTTCCCTGTATGCCAACGGCGGGCGTTACGCCGACACCCAAGACTTCTGCCCAGGTGGGTGCGCCGGGACCAAGGGTTGCGCTGCTAGGTAAACCGAGGTCGACGTCAAGGCGACCGTTGGCGCTGAAATTATCCATGTCCCCGTAATTATCCATGTCCCCGAAGACCGGCGGGCCGAGGAAGTCTGGAAGGTTAACGGCGGGCATTACGCTGACGCCCAAGATTTCTGCCCAGCCAGACATTTATTTCTTCCGTGTCGAACCCACTGAGCGTCCGAACTGCGTCGGAAGCTGAGACATGACCTGATAGGGATTGAAGCGCGCAACAGGAACCAGCGGCTGATTGGGCCGCTGGGTTCCGAAGACTACGCCACGGGTACGGCGGATCATTACTTGCGTCCCTTTTTCTTAGGATTAGGCTTCACCTTCTTCATGGGCGAACGGGCAGCGGCTTTCGATTTCATTCCACGCATTTCTCTTGGCCTCTCTCAAAGCAATGTGGTCAAGGTAATCGTCTGTCACAGACTCGTAGTAACCAGACGTGGCCAGGGAGGCGGAAGCCTCACATAGCTCATCAAGACACTGCACCAAGAACAGGCCGATGTCGTCCCAAGGGTATGCTTTCCACACGCCTTTATTTGGCCGGACGTCCGGGTGCATGGCAGACACCCACCACCCGAAGGTGGCCTCGTTCTGTTCGTGAATGAACTCGGCAAAGTCTTCTGCCGTCATGTCATTGGTAGGGACGAGAACGAGGTGATGAACACCCGGCTCGGGGTCGCCCATCTTTATGTAATAGATCGAATCCAAGCTGTCTGTGTGGTGGATCACTACGTTGCCCATCTTCAGCGCAGTGAGCGCAAAGGGGCACGGTGTGTGGTTTAGGTGATCGTCACTAGGTTCACTGACGAAGTTGTTGACCCATTCGATAAGCTGGTCGATCACCTCAGAGGTGTCTTGCCCCGTGCCCATGTAACCAAAACCCTTCTCGTGCCCAGCCAGACGGGGCGCGCTGTGTGTGCCAGAAAACTGGGGAATACTGTGGCGACGCCCCGCCCACGCGGGGCGGAGCCTCCGTCTTGGGACAGAATTGAGAGATTTCCGCCGAGGTAAGAGCGTGGAGGAGATAGCTGCACGATGACCGTCAGCTTGCGCGTCGCAACGTCTTCGTGGCCACTGTCGAAATGGCGCAGATACCACCCGCCCGGTCGATAACGCAGGTACTGCAAGTCTTCGATGTGCGAAATGTCGAAACCAAACTCCTTGTTGGCCTCGTCGACCGCCTCATAAACCAGACCGTAAAGCCAATCGGTCTGGCTGCATGGTTCGAGCCAGCGTGTTGCGCAGGTTCTGGCCAGACTTCTGCCCCCGATAACAGTCGCTGGCGCGACGCCCAGACTCTCAGCGTAACGAATAACCTCGCCGCACTGCTTGTCCTCTAACAGAGGCAGAGACTTCGTCTTTAGCTGGTGGCTCATCGGTTTCCTTGACGCAGTCGTATTCAAATTTTGTGAGCGGAACGCCTGAATCAATCAGCTTCATGTAGGCGTCTTTCGCTATGTCGTGGCAGCCCTCCTCAGTTTCGGTCTCGTCCCCAAGCTGGAACATGCCGCACTGAGCTAGGATGCAGATGATGGCGATTGTCTTGACCATCCGCCTATTCTTGGCTGGCGTGGTCTTTGTGTCGTCCCAGGTTGTCGATGATACTGCGGCAGTGATCGAGCAACTCATCGTCTGTCATCACGTTGCGGAGCATGTTGAATGCCCAAGTCGTGATGCGAATGTTGTCTTGCGAGTAGTGTTTGTTGGGGTCAATGCGATCAAGGCTCGCGTTGGTCAAGACGTTGCCTTGACCGCGCGTAAAGGTAAGACGCCTGCCCGTGCATTGGCACACCCCGCCCTGCTTTTGCAACAGCTCTACGAGGAACTCTGCGGTCACGTCTGGGTCTACAGAGTTTCGCCGTCGAGCAAAGACAATAAGGTGTTTGAAATACTTGGGTGGGTCGTTGTCTATGCGCTCTCGCTCGCACGGACGACACGATCCATAGTATTCGCCGACGCGTCTTCGCGCGACGGAGTCACGGTCATAGCCGCGCTGTCGGAAGTTGGAGACATGCAAGACCTGTTTGCATTTGGGGCAGCGACGCACCTCACTCACTGCGGTCGCTCGCTATTGAAATAAGCCGGTGCTTGAGCAGCTCAAGAGCTGCGATTGAACCGTGTAAATCTTCGAGGCAGCCGGGTGAGTATGCCGACCCGGTGCTGCCGTCTTCCATCAAGACGACGTACTGAATCCCGGCGATGTGGCCAGCGATGGTCATCTCCATAAGCTCTTCGAGCATTTCGGCGATCTCAGAAGCACGGGCCTCCGAGTTCTTCTCCGCGCGCGTCACCAGCTTTACTATGTCTGTCATCGCCGTTCACATATCCTTCGTTAAGCAGGTAGGCCCGGTACAGCGTGAGCAAGTCGTCGAGCCGCAGCAAAACGAGGCTTTCGCCTGTCGACATCCTGTTCTTTCGATTGATGACCACTGGCATCTCTGGCGAGTTTGTCAGCGTCTTGTTCTTCTCGGCCTGCCGTAGGGCGTCGTGGAAGTTAAGACGCTCCACCCGCTTGGCCTCGATGAACAGGCCGGGCACACCGAGTAGGTCCGCACCACCCGCCATACCGATCTTGCCGCCGCCCGACAGGGGCGCGCGCTCAGATTTGATGCCAGTGTTCTCGTTGATGTAGGCCGCAAGCTCTCGCTCGTAGCCATCGCCCTTGCGTTTCTGGGCGCTCATTCTTCGTACCCCATGCGTCGACGGCAGGGGTCGCAGAAGTAATGGTTCTTGGGTCGCTTCTTCTCCGAGCCGCACTTCATGCACGGTCGGGTCCACGTCTTCACGACGGCCTCACGTCGGACTTGGTACTTGGCTCCGTCAAATTCTTGTAATTCCATCCTGACTAGGATGCGCTTGAGTGTGTCGGTGCAGCACCCAAGACGCCTAGCCATAGCGTCGTAAGATTGTGTTGTGTGATTTTTTCTAAGCCAGTCTCTGTCCGCCGCGCTTATCTCGACAGTCCTTGGCAATACACCCTCCACATATTGCGTAGGGTGTATAATATGTACGACTAAAAATAAATTTACAAGTCTTTAGGTGTAAAAGGGTTGTGTTATGCCGAAAAATATGATACGCCGATGGCGTTAGCCGTTGAGAGGCGAGACCGCCTGGGGCGGTCGCGCCTGGAATAAGGATAACGACAAGCGTTGTCGCGGTCGGCGTATCACCTGGGTTACACATATGCCAGACACAGCATACCCAGAGCCAGACGAAATCCAACGAGTCCAAGACGAGCTGGCCCCCCGGTGGGGGCCGCAGCCCGAGGCGGCCCGCATCCTAGCTATGGTGCGAATTTACTTTCCGGGCGCGACGCTTGAGGAAATCAGGCCGCGATCTCCAGCCATTCACGAACAAGGCGAACAGGCCGAGCCAATGTCATGGCAATCTCTGACGGGTCACGGCCAGACAAAGCCATCTCCTTAGCTCGTTGCTTGCTTGAGCGGCTGCTGACGAGGTGGCGTTCCTCCGTTGTATTCGATGCGCCAAGCCCAATCCACTGCACTCGGTCGTGCTCCTCGGTCCACTCGCGCACTTTCCCGTAACGAATCTCCATGCACATATACAGCCGTGCGTCGTGCGGCAGGTTGCCCTCTAGCTGCGGCCAGATGGGGGAGGAGTAATCGCCGTCGAACAGGGCTGCGTTCTGTCGCGCCGTGTCTTGGTCTTGGAAGACCTGTGTGACTCTGATCTGGGTGTCGAGGACGGTAAGCTGGTTCGTCGAGCCAGCTTCTCTGCCCATACCGTTCTCACCCGGCTTGTTAGAGTGGTGCATCAAAATTACGGCAACGCCGGAGTTTCGTAGCTTCACGGCCAGTTGGTTGACGCGCGCCCATTCGTCCGCAGAGTTTTCCTGTAAGCCAGGGAAGGCCGACCGTATGGTGTCGATTACCACTACGTCTGGCTGTACGAAGTTCACCCACGCCTGCAATTCGTTTAGTCCCTCCGAGCTGCGGAGATTCATGTCGACCTCGTCCACGAACGGGGTCCATATCTGAAGGCGGTCATCTGTATCGCCATACATTTGCCTCATTTCAGATAGGCGTCTGGCAACCGTTCCCATCCCCATCTCGTAGTCGCAATAAAGTACACGGGCTGGACGCTGTATTGGGAAGGGGCCGACGCATCGCTTGCCTGCGGCGAGTGCTGCCATGCAGTGCTGAACGAACATCGACTTACCGTGCCCGCTATACCCGTACACCTGCACGATGGTGGCTGGAGCAAGCCAAGGCTCGATAAGGTATTGGCGCGTCTTGCTTTTTTCCATAAGGGCGTCTGCGTCGCTCATGGTTATGAGCCGCCGGACACGCTCAGTCTCGACCTGCCTCGGTGTTATGGCTGACACATATATATAGTTCCCGGCCTCGTCGAAACGCTCGGGGTGGTTGCGGCGCTCAGCCTCCTCCATTGAACTAACGGTAGCCTCGAACTCGCTCTCGGCTAATGCGTCTTCGTAGAACTCTCTCTGGAAAGTGTGGCATCGAACGCGCAGTGCGCCCCCGAATATCCCCTCGCGGACGCACTCTGAGGCGTACCGCATGAGGCGGTCGTTCCGCGCATTACCCATGCCAGACGGGATTTTTAGCGTAGACGGGAAGTTCTCCCGCACAAACAATGACGTGCGCGTCCATTCGTCCATCAGGTCTTCTGGTCGCAGGTTGCGGACGTCAGACAGGTCTAGCTCAGAAAAATCAAAGTGATGTGGGTCACTGCTCCCCAGTGACGGACGCCAGTCTTTCCAAACGGGCGTGTCATCGAAGTCGTGATCGGGAGCAATGTTCCAAGTGTATCCCTCCGTGGGGGATAGCAGGGCGTAGCTTCCGTCGCCCCGAAAATCTAGGCCGCTGATCTGGGGCCAATCTTGGCCACGACTGTTATTGCCTGCCCTCGGCCCGCGCCGAACGCCGTCCATTGGGTGAGCGAAGTAGAGGTGTACTCCACGTTTCGTCTTCGCCCGCACTGGCGAAACCATTCCCGCTTTGAGCGCGGCGTCGAGTGCGGCGTCGTTGTCGCAATCAACAACAACCAGACCGCTAATCGCCCCTGTTACGAGCGCAATCCCATCATCAGGATTGTTCGTCCACCACTGCGTGACTTCTTCCTCGGTGGGCTGGCGGTCTTGGAACTCCCGCCACTTAACCCTCGGTCTCTTTGTGTCGGGCCTCGTCGGAATTACCGACCAGCCCCGATCCAGATATTCCAGCGCCGCGTTGAGCATTGTCATTCGTTTCATTTCCTTCGAGATACAGGTCTACGTCGATGTGTGGGTTTGCCACCTTTAATGCGTCCAAAATGCGACTGGATACATATTGACGTCTTATCCAGCCATAAGGTGCTGTACGCGCCACGCCGCAGGCTTTGGCCGCAGCACTTGCGCCGCCGCAGTCAGCTATCAGCTTGGCGATATTCATAACGTCCTCATTTTCTGGTTGCGTGTGGGTGTGTTCTACGATACACCTGGGGTGTATTCAAGAGAATACATCACAGGAGATGAAATGACAGAAGACGAATGGGCGATCTTCGAGCGCGCCCCGAAACCGCTCGAAAGCGCAGCCGAAGCTGCGTCTATCAAAACATCAGAGCTTGCAGACCTCGCCGAAAAGCTGTTTGAGGCCGAGGAGCAGCTCGCTGAAGTTAAGCGGTCTGCCGATATTTTGTCCGAGCAGATAGCGGCTCAATTCCCACATGAGGCGGGAAAGCAGACGCGGACACTCGGCGATCTTGAACTAACTGTGTCGTGCAGTGAGCGTTGGGAGTGGGATCACGAGCTACTCGCGGCCCTGTATGAGCAGGGTAAACTACCCTCGTTCGTGACGCGCAAGCTGTCCGTCGACCGCAAAATCTTCGACCGACTCCCCAGTGACGCGCAGGATGATCTCCGCGCCGCTCTAACCCGCAAACTAATGAAACCACAAGTGAAGGTGGCGAAATGCCTTTCGTAACTCAAAGTACCTCTTCGTTACAGAAAGATGGGCCAAGCAAGGTTCTGCTTATGGCGCATCACGGCTACGGCAAGACGTACCAATGCCGTCATTATGCCGACCGATACGGTCGCGGCCTTATCCTCTCCGGCGAAAGCGGATTGAAGTCGGTTGAGGATGTCGAGATCGACTACCTTCCGTTCTCATCGTGGGACTCGGAGCATGACCCAGACAACGGCATCTACAGCTTTGTTGGCATCACGAAGATGATCGCCACGAAAGACTTCCGCGAGGCTGGTTTTAAGTGGATAGCTATCGACAGCCTGACTGAGATGGCTGATCGGTGCCTAACGGAAATCGAAGCGGACGCCAAGAAGAAGGGCCAGACCAACGGCTTCCAAGTTTGGTCTGACTACAACCGCTCGATGATCGGCGCACTCAAGTGGGTGCGCGACTTGCCGATGCACGTCTATGTGACGTGCCTCGCCAAGGAAGAGACAGACGCCAACGACGTGACGCATTACTGGCCAATGGTGCAGGGGAAGAGCGTCGCGAAACAGGTGCCTGCGCTGTTCGACCACGTCTTCTGCGGCGTCAAGACCACGGAGAAGGCGAGCGACGGCAAACCGAAAGTCAGCCGCTACATAATCACTGACGAGGTGAGTGGCTGGCACGGCAAGACGCGCGATCCGCGCAACACCCTTCAACCCTATGAAAAGTGCGACGACGTGACGTCGCTTCTGGCTCGTATTGCAGGAGACACGAAATGAGCGAATGGAATGGCTTTGGCAATCTGGACCTCTCTGATGTGGAGGCCGGAAAAGGTGGGCGTCTTTCGGAGGGTGAGCACACGGTTCGCTCTGCCGATGCGCAAATGGAAACGCTGGACGCGAACCGCAAGCGTTTGCGTGTGACGTTTAACTCTGTGGACGGCGGTGGAGATATTCGCCACGACTTTTTCTTGATGCACCCGAACGATACCGCCGTTCGTATCGGCAAGGAAAAGCTCAAGTCTTTTCTAATCAATGCGCGCCATCCCAACCCGGATAAGCCCGGAGACGTGGCCACTCTCAATGGTCTGGAGTGCAAGATTATTGTCGGTATGGGCAAGCCCTACACAGATCAAGAGGGTAATCAGCGGCAACGCACTGAGATCAAAACCTGGCGTCCATCTGCGCAAGCCGCAGGTGCCGAGGCCAAAGCTGACGACCTCGACGACGCAATTCCGTTTTAACAAGAGGGAGGGGGCGCTGCCCCCTCCCTCTACTAAAGGGCACACATGGAAATCAAAACCGCTCAAGACGTTGTTGAGGCTATCGACGAAGGGTACGCGAAAAATAAGCGTGAACGCCCGCGCCAATATATTGGTGCATCGATTGTCGGTAACCCATGCGGGGCGTATCTCGCCTACTCTTTGCGCGGTTATCCAGAGGACGCGCCCGATCCAAAATTGCAACGCATCTTTCAGATGGGTCACATCCTTGAAGACTTCGTCGTTCGCGATCTAAAGCGCAAGGCGGATGTGCGTGTCTGGGAAAAGGACGGACTGACCGGCAGGCAGCATTCATACAGCGAGTGGGGAGGGCACCTCTCCTGCCACATGGACGGACACGTCGAACTTGATGACGGCAAGGTTCGCGTTCTCGAAATCAAATCCATGAACGACAATTCGTGGAAGAAGTTCGCGTCGTCTGGTGTGAAGGTTTCGCACCCAAATTACTTCGCTCAGTGCCAGATGATGATGGCGATGTCCGGCCTTGAAGAGACTTTGTTTATCGCGATCAACAAGAATACACAGGACTATCACGCTGAGATAATTGATTTCGATGAGATTGAAGTGTCTTTCCTTCAGCAGAAAGTAATCAGTGTTCTCGACAACCAAGCCGAAAAAGTCTCGACTGACGAGACTGATTGGCGCTGCCGTGGCTGCTTTAAGCGCAGTGTTTGCTGGGCAAAGACTGACCCGGAAAAAGAATGCGCGTCTTGTGCCAATGCTAAAGCCCGCAAGGATGGGCTGTGGGAATGCTCTCTGCACGGAGGAGAGGCCCAAGACGTTTGCGATGACTACGTTGTTTATCGAGCCAGGGAGCGGCAGACATGAGCTTCTTGAAGCTGTCTGAAAAAGTGTCCGAGGCCCAGATGCAGGCAAGGTTTGTCGAGATTGAGATTGAGTCAATCCAAGACAGAATTTCCGGCCTAGATTCAGCAAGTGAGGAGGCCAACAGAGCAAGGTCGAAGATGTACTTTCTCCGCCAAGAGTTAGCAGAGCGCGAGCATGATGTGCGTCTAGCTGAGGCTCAAGTTGATTGGTTCCTCATGGGTCAAAAGAAATGAGCGAAGAGCGCGATGGCAATCCCAAACACGCAGAGGGAAGGAGAAAGACGCCAATCAGGTTCATCCCTCCTTCTGCGCTGGCTGCTGAGGGCCGCGTCATGGAGCTGGGCGCGTCCAAGTACGGAGCCTACAACTGGTCGGCGTCTGGCGTCTCCGCATCCATATATTACGATGCGGCAATGCGTCATCTCATGCAGTGGTACACAGGCGAAGACACAGACCCGGAGTCGGGGCAGCCGCACCTAGCTCACGTCAGAGCTTGCATGGCCATAATTATAGATGCCGCAGCCTTGGGCATGCTTGAAGACGACCGCCCAAAGACTGCGGCATTCCCCCCGACCTAACTATTTCTTACTCGGCGCTCTGTCACCGAACCACCAGCTCACAGCCATTGTCGTCAGGAACACCACCTGATTGGCGACGTCGACGACTGCGGCAACATCTTCGAGGAAGAAGACGATGCAGGCGGTTGTAACAATAAGGGCGCAGGTCAAGACCGGGCGAACTAGACGAAGCGTCGCCGCAACCCACCTGTAAGTTTCGCCAGACGAACTGTCGTGGGCATAGCTCGCGGTGCGCATTGCGGCAGATGTGTTGATCTCCGCAAGACGCGCCTCAGACTCAGACTCTTCGCGTCGACCCTGCATCTGAAGCTCAAGCAGGCGGGCCTCGTGCTCGTGTTCTAGCTTCATGTTCGCGCGCTTTTCGCGCGTTTCAAGCCAGCCAAAAACCTTACCGACCACAGTGCCAAGTATCCCAGCGCCTCCACCAAGGAGGGCTGATGCCAGTGTCTCGATCATTTTCCCTGTCCTCGATAACGCTTGAACGTGGAGTGTTTGTTCTTGGGGCGGCTGCGAACGCTCTGACCTATGCTGGTTCGCTTCGCCGGTCCCCGTCTATAAATGTGTCCGATCTTCTGTGCCATCTACCACCTCGCTACCCGGCCACGGTCGTCGACGTGAACGAACGACCTATAGTTGATTCCGATGCCGCCGAAGCCAACGTCTTCAGCGGCGGCAATCAGCACATTCTTCGGCACATTGGTTAGTGCGATGTCGAATGCAGTGCTCCCTCGAACGCTCGTTGCGCGGTGCTGAGACAGCGGAGCGCCGCCCACAAGCGCATTGTGTCGAGGACAGCGTGATGCCGAGTTTATGGTTAGCGGCTTTGCAACAAGTTCTCTCAGAGCCTGCAACTTGAAGAGCGCGTCTTCTGTTACGTTCGCCAGTGGCTTGCCACTTACCGACCATTCACAACTCCCGTCGCAGCCACGACACCTAAGCTCATCCCACTTGAAGTTTCTGGTGGCGTGCTCGCTCACTTCCAGCCGCCCTTCCAGCCACCGCCGCCCCAGCCAGACGCGTTGCCAGACGGCTCACCCGCGATAATGTCCACTGCCGCCTCGCGCCCAGCTCGAACTCCACCGAGAACCGGGATGCGTGTGAGCACCTCTCGTGCTGCCGCCCGCTCCTTGCTGTTACTATTGTCGCCGCCGGTCAGCGCGTCTTTGGCTCCGCCCAAGACGGTCATGCCGGAGTTGACCAGGCCAAAGGTCGGGCCAAGAAGGGTGGAGGCAAACCTCTGCTGGCCGTAGGCACCATTGTCCGCATTGGTGGCGGCGCTATGGATGACGTCGCCTAGAATGCCGAGGCCGCCCATCATCATCATGCCTTCCATGTACCAGCCCCAGAAGTCGTTCACGTCGCCGTGGACCTTGGAGTCGTAGCCCAGTGTCTTGAGCAGGTTGCGGTTGCGGAGATCGGCTTCTCGGTTCTCTTCGCCGCCACGCATCTGGATCACATCCTTCAGCGCAAGCGTACCAGCACCAAACGCGGGGCCAAGTGTCGCAAAGTACAGCAACGGTTTCACGTTGCGGGCTTCTTTGTTGAGTGCCTCCTGTGCCGCATACTTACCAAGACGCCCAAGCATTAGCGGGAACGACTTGAGCTGGAAGGCCAGCGCACCGAAAGGCGTCTGCGCCCACTGCGGTATGTCGTTCGGGTTGGGCGTGAAGATGGTGTCGTCGGCGAACTTGATGACCGCGCGGCGGAACTCGTCGCTGTCCTTCAGGAGGGCGGAATTGCCCAAAGACTCAAGGCCACGACGCTGACCGTGGGCGAACTCTTGCAGGCCGTAACGAGCCAGGAAGCGGTAGGCCACCTTGTACTCACGCGGCTGAGCCTCCAGCGGCGCGTTCGGGTTGTAGGCCCGCATCGTCTTGGTCTGCATCGTTTTGAAGGCTTCGATGCCAGTGGCACCAGCAATCTGACGGTTCATGTCAGTCCAGGGCGTGAGCATCGTCGCATTGAAGAAAGCGTTCGTTAGCTTGCCGTCGGCTGCTCCGTACAGATACGTCATGCGGTCGTGAACGATGGACTCCATCGCAACGCCAACCTCTTTGAGCATCTGCCGGTATTCCGGGTCTTCGGCGTACTTTTTCACGCCCTTGGCCCAGTCGCTGAACGAGCCAGACCGGATTATGGGGAGGACGAGGTCGCCCATCGAGGTCAACGTCGTGAACGACAGCAGTGATACGCTGTTGAAGTTGCGAATGGCGCGCGACGCCTTGTACGCAGTCTGACCACCGAATGACGTGAGCGGCTGGCGTCTTGCGACACGCATCGCGTTGTCGGCAAAGCGCAGCTCCTCGATGCCTAGCTTGGCAGGCTCGCCACCAAAGTCATTAAGGCCGCCAATGATAGCGTCGACGCGGCGCTTGTAGGTGGGTGAGATAGCCCCATCAACCATCGGCGCGATGTCAATCAGCATCTGGCGTGCTGCACCAGCCCCTCCGGTATTGAATGTCTCCACGAGCTTTTCGACGAACAGCGCAGCGTCTTCTTCGCGACCATCAAACGGCATCTTGGTGGTGTCGATAACGGTGCCGTCCTGCGGGTATCCGCCGGAG